TCTATCAATTAGTTCCATCTATTGGCAGTGGGGCATCTGTACGTCCTGATTTTAATTATGCATTGTCAATTAAACCAGGAATGCAAGTAAAACAATCAAATGGTTCTTCAGTTTTTAGAACTTTGGATTTGTTAGATTTTAAATTTTCATCTTCATATGATCCAACAGAAGTAACTATTTATGAATCAGATAATGCAACAAAACAACCGGTATATTATCTTTTAAAGAAACAAGCAAACGCAGTATCAGGTGAGGTAAAAACTGCAACATTTACATTTGGAACTCCAATTGCATATGATAAAGTAGTTTTACCAGAAACCAATGTAATTGAAATAATTTCAGTTCAAGAGTCGGATGGTGATTTTTGGTATGAAGTTCCTTATTTAGCACAAGATACAATTTTTGATACAGTGCCAAATTTGGCAGAAAATGATCCGGAACTATCTGCATATCGTTCTTCGTCGCCAAATCTTCTTAAATTAAAAAAGACAGCAAAACGATTTGTCACTAGAATGCGAAGTGATAACAAATTAGAAATACAATTCGGATCTGGGATATCAGATAATAATGACGAAGAAATTGTTCCAAATCCTAGCAATGTAGGAAATGGATTATCGGCAGTTCGACGAGCCGTTGATGTTGATATTGATCCATCTAATTTTTTATATACAAGAACTTATGGACAAGCACCTGCTAATACTACATTAACAGTTACATATACAATTGGTAATGGATTAGCTGATAATGTACCAACTGGTGTATTAACAACATTAAACAGAGTAGAATATGATGATGATGTTAATAGCACAAATAGCGGTGCAATATTAAACTTTGTCAAATCAACATTGGCAATAACAAATCCAATTCCTGCAGTTGGTGCAAAAACAGCAGACACATTACAAGACATTAAAAATAATGCATTAGCTAATTTTGCAACACAAAATCGTTTAGTAACTCGCGAAGATTATATTATTCGATCATATTCTATGCCAGCTAAATTTGGAAGTGTTGCAAAAGCATATATTGTGCCTGATGATCAAATTTCACAAGAAAATTATCAACAAAATAGAATTGCAAATCCATTAGCAATGAACATGTATGTTTTAGGATATAACCAAGACAAACAATTAGTTGAATTAAATCAAGCAGTTAAAGAAAATCTAAAAACATACTTAAATTACTATAGAATATTAACTGATGCAATAAATATAAAAGATGCATTTATTATTAATGTTGGTGTTAGATTTGAAATTTCTGTATTATCAAATTATAATAGCAACGAAACGTTATTGAGATGTATCGATGCATTAAAGGCACATTTTAATATAGATCGTTGGCAAATAAATCAACCAATATTAAAATCAGAGGTTACGAATATTATAGCAAATATTAGTGGCGTTCAATCCGTAATCAATGTATCATTTGATAATTTATATGATTCTGATCAAGGATATTCAGGAAATGTTTATGATTTAAATTCTGCTACCAGAAATGGAGTAATTTATCCATCATTAGATCCTAGTATTTTTGAAGTTAAATTTCCAAATCAAGATATTAGAGGTAGGGTTGTAAATTTTTAAAGGAAATATATGTTTAGAATATTTTATGCAGCAAAAGACACAACCTTATATGAAGCATATCCGGATTATAATACTGGATTAGATGAAATATTAGAAATTGGAAAACGTCAAGGAACTGCCGGAGATACATTATTAAAATCTAGAGCATTAGTTAAATTTGACATGGCCGAAGTTTCACAATCATTAGCAAAGTATGGAAAAACGGTTAATGATTGTAAATTCGTTTTAAATTTATATACATCTCACGCAAAAAATCTTCCCGCAGAATATACTGTATCTGCAAAGTTAGTAGGGCAAGAATGGATAAATGGTACAGGATTTTTAACAGACTTAACAATTGATGGTGCCAATTGGAGCGGATCTGCTTCTGGATCTACTTGGATATCAGGTAGTCAAAACGTACAAATTGGAAGTAGCAATGTATACATTTCTGGATCAGGTGCCGGCGGTAATTATATGTATTATTCTGGATCAGGTAATACGTTATCATTTATAGTTTCAGAATCATTTTCTTATCGACCATCAGATATTAATTTAACAGTTACTGACCCAATAAAAATATGGATAAGCGGCAGTAATAGTAATACAATTCCTAATTATGGATTCTTATTACAATTTTCAGATGCTGATGAAGCTAATACGGCAGTTGCTGGATATGTAAGATTCTTTAGTAGAGAAACTCATACAATATATGTTCCTAAATTAACGATGTATTTTGATAATACTACGTTTACAACAGGTTCATTAACTGCAGCAAATTTAGAGTCATATTCAATTTATACAAAAATTAAACCAGCATATAAAGATACAGAAATTGCGAAAATTAGAATTTATGCTCGAGATAAATTTCCTAGAAAATCTCCAACTAATGTGTTTCCGATACAAACAGTAAAATTTTTGCCAACAACCACTTATTACTCAATTTCAGATGCAGCTACAGAAGAAGTCATAATTCCGTATGATGATATTTATACTAAAGTAAGTTGTGATAGTACTAGTAATTTTATTTATTTAGATATGAATGGATTTATGCCTGAAAGATATTACCGCGTAAATTTAAAAATAGTAGATGGGATTACAGAACAATATATCGATGATGAAATTTATTTTAAAGTAATTAGATAATGGCAATAGAAAAACAAGCAAACACTGATTCAATCAATATTGATAAACAACTTAAGTATCAAAAAGATGGCTTAACTAGTATATCAAATAATGAATCAATAATGCCTCGCGATGCAAATGGCAATATCATATTGCAACAAGATGGCACTGCTAATCCGTTATTGATAATTGAGCCAACTGCAAATAAAATAACTAATAAATCAATGATGCGTATTTTAGATACACAATTTAAATATTTTAAATTTCCTCCTAGAACTACAATTGTTGATGAAGAACCTGTTGATTTAGATTTAGATTTAGATTTACAAAGTTTAGATCCTGTATTTGCAAGATATCGTCCATCGGAAGATCGACCAATTATTGCTGGTGCAGATTATGCTGGTATTTTAATGGATGAAGTTCAAGATGGAATACCACAACAATCTCCGAATACATATACGATAACAAAAGATCTTAAAAATTCTGGAATTGATTTACGATTTAGAATTAAATTGCAACATCGTTATACTTCAACGAGTGGTATATTAACAAATGGATATGGAACTGCATATTTTTCTATAATACGCGTATCCGAAGAAGGATTAGATCGAGAGTTTCGTACTTTTGAAAATCCCGGCAGCGAACCTAATATTCCAGGCTCAATATATCCAGGTGCAGCAAACGCTCAAACGGAATTAATTGATATTATTATTCCTAATTCAGAATTTGAAATTGGAGATCGTTTTGGAATCGGTGCTAAAGCTGGACAAAATAATGATACCCAATATCATACAATCAATGCATTACAATCATACTGGGTAATAACGGATGCAAGTAAAAATGTAGATCTTTGGAATCAGCAAATTCAAATTAATATAGAATCAGAACCAGCTAGAGTTGAGATACGATAATGTTAACGCAATATAAAAATATCAATGAAATTAAATCAGCAACAAAATCAATTTCGGGAGAACGTATTGATCGTACTAAAACTGAGTTTATTTCATATGATGCTAACGAATCTGTATATTCAAACAAAGATATTGTTAATGTAACAGATGATAATCGAATCGAGTTACATGTTTATGCAGGAGAATCTTGGTTAACTGGAAATCATAAAATACAATTTCAATCTAAAATTCCAGAATACAGAGATAAAATTACAAACCAAGTAATTCAAATTGACAGTGCATTAGGCATTGATATTTATTCACAATTTGATCAATTAAAATTAACAGCTGGCGAATTTAGAATTGCAATTAATTTCTTTAAAAATTTAATTGGTAGTTATGAATTACAACATTTACGAATTGACGAAATTTCTCCAGACCGAACAGAATTAAGACTTCGTGCAATTGATGATGAAAATTCAGAATTTTTACAACAAATTACGAATTACATTCAAACCGTAAATCATACATCTGATACTTTTTATAAAACATATCTATTAAATTTTAGTAGAAATCAATGTGTATTATTTGTTAACAGCGTTGTAATAGGCGATTACTTGTATGTTAAACTCTATGAACCATTACCACAAAATATTGCATTAGACTTTAAGTGTTGGGTCGTAGAAGAAGAAAAACCCGCATACATTGATCGCGTTTCAATTCAAACTGTTACGGTAACTAAACAACATAATAAATTAGCAAATCCAAATTGGCAAGCAAATTATTCGTATACAACATCTAATGAAACAAATTTGAAAACATGGTCAGATTTGTTAGGATCTTCCGTACAAACATCGCAACAAATTGTAGATGCATATTTTTCTGGAAGTTTATCGAATGTAAAATTAAACATTGATTATTCTGATTTTAATAATTTCGTATTTTATAGTTCTGCAACAGAACGTTTAGAAAATTTTAAATATAAATTAGAACTATTAGAAACTTATACATCGCAAAGTCTTGCAGTATCACAATTATCTGGTAGTGTTGCGACTACTAATGTACAAGATTATGAAAATTTAATTCGTAATTTAATTGGAGGATTTGATGATTTTGAACAATATCTGTATTATCAATCTTCTTCATTATTATCGACATATTCAATTCCATTAGAAGCTCCAATTGTAAACATTGTTACGGGTAGTTATATTCAACCAGTACCGAAAACAAATACTACAAAACCATATACATTAGCATCACTTTCTAGTTCGGTATTTACGAATTGGTATGATGCAGTTTATTCGTCAGCATCTTTATATGATACGTATAATATAAATGCATTGCAATTTGCAATACCAGAATATATTAGATTTGATTCTGATAATGTAAATTTAGTTACGTTTGTTAACATGTTAGGACAGCATTTTGATATTTTTTATACATATATCAATCAACTGTCATTAATTAATAAACGAGAAGAAAATCCTAAATTAGGTATGCCGAATGAATTGTTATATTCGGTAGCAAAACAATTTGGTTGGAATTTAACTGATGGCAATCAATCTCAAGAATTATGGCAGTATGTATTAGGCACGAGTGAAACGGGTGTACCGCTAACCGGATCTAATACGGTCGGCGATCCTTCTGTAGCAGGTCGAGATATGACGTATACAATATGGCGCCGTATTGTTAATAACTTGCCATTATTGTTGAAATCTAAAGGAACTAAACGAAGTATACAAGCATTAATATCTTGTTATGGAATTCCACAATCATTTATTAGTATTAATGAATATGGCGGACCTAGATTAGATAGAGCGCCAATATATGAAAAATTAAATTTTGATTATGCATTAGATTTAATAACAAATCCTGCAGGTACCGTAACTGTTAATTGTAAACAACCAATTAATACAATAGAATTAAGATTTAGAACTGATGACATTTTGACAAATCCTACAATGTCAAATACTATGAATTTATTTACGGTAGGGTCAAATACAGTTACATTAGATTTTAGTAGTGGCACAAAAGGCACTATGCAAATCAATGGAAATAATACATCTGATATTGAGCTATTTGATGGGGGTTGGTTATCTACAATGTTATTGACGTCTGGTTCTAGTTTAAAATTAATAACTAAACGCAGTAAATATGGCAAAATTGTTGCAGTTGCATCAGCTTCGATTGCAGCAAGTTTTCCAGCAACCGGGTCAATCACATTAGGTGGCACGGTTAGTGGTAGTAGATTAATAGGACAATTGCAAGAATTACGTTTATGGTCATCATCATTA